TGCTGGCTGAGTTTACTCAGACCGGTGTAGGCGTGGTAGACACCTGGCCTTTGCTGGCCGTGGACCTCGCTGTGGGCGATCTGAACGTGGCTTACACTACCGACGGCCTGCACCCGAACGTCCTAGGGGCGTACTACTGGGCTGTGCCGCTGGCGACCAAGATCACCGCTATGGCTGATCCAACCAACGACATCGGTGTAGCTGCATCCGCAACCATCATCACGTCCAACTGGGCTCTGGCGGGCACTGCCGGTTCTCCCGGTACAGGCGGCTCCGGTGAAATGGCTGACGGGTACTCCGGCGCCAACGCAACCGGCACCACTGGTGTCACTCGGACTTACTCGAAAGTGACTGTCGGCGGCAAGCTCTGGCAGCAGATCGTCGTCGGCGGCATTGCGGCTACGTCCGCTGCGTCGATTGACCTGATGCGCCAAATCTCCTTGCACACACTGGTCGTTCCCGGCGATACTTATGAGGTTGTCGGTGAGTACGAAGTTGATGCTGGAACCACGAACGTCCTGTCCCTGCAAGCAGGCTGGCAGACCCTTGGCGGCGCTACCCCGCTTAGCATTTGGGACCAAGACCGTTACCAAGACGGCGCGCTTTACCCTGCCATTGCGCAGTCCGGGCAGTTCCGCTCCCCGCCTCTCGTCATGCCCGCTGATGCAACGGACCTCCGTATGCGTATCTCGGCATACCTGAGCACAGCCGGTGCCCCTTCCATGACCCTGCGTGTACGCGCACTTGAACTTCGTAAGGTAGTATGATATGCAAGCTAAGACTCTGAAACAAGCCGGTCGCTTCGCCAGCGCTGAGCGCCTTCGCCGTGAAGTGGCTAACGCCATCAGCATCGTTGAAGCCACCAAGGCCAGCGGCGCAGTTGGCGACGGTGCCCTGCTCTCCGCATTCCTGCATGACGCTGCAAGCAAGACGCCGAACGCTGTGTCCGGGCTCGTCTCGACTCAGGTAGTCGTGAGCCACGGTGTCGCCATCACCGGCGTAACCATCACCGGCACCGGCACCACCTTCACTCCAACCGTCGTAGCCGGTGTACTTACTGGCGGCGTCCTGTCCTAAGAGGTACTGCATGGCCGATCTTAAACGGTTGGCCCGTGTAGCTGTTGCAACACTGGCGATAAGCGCATCTGGCCTAGGCTTTATCTCGAAAGAGGAAGGCACGGTACAGCGAGTTTATTTGGACTCTATAGGACTCCCGACAGTTTGCACCGGACACATGGACCGCTCGATGAAGGTCGGGACTTTGTACACGGCTGAACAATGCGCACAGCTCCTTCGGACTGACGTTGGCTCAGCCTCTTATGCAGTGCGTAAGGCGATCAAGGTTCCGCTCTATCAATATGAATTCGATGCCCTCGTGAGCTTCTGCTTTAACGTAGGCAACACGAACTGCTCGACATCCACGATGTTCAAGCTCATTAACCAAGGCTCCTACCATGATGCTGGGCTACAGTTCCGACGTTGGTCCTTTGCTGGCGGTCTTGATTGTCGTGTCCGCTCCAATAATTGCTATGGCGTGGCTCTTCGCCGTGTCGCTGAAGCCAAACTCTGGCGTGGTGAATACTGATGCAGGCTCTCCTTCTCAAAGTTGCGGCTGCCCTAGCCCTCGTGGCTGCTATTGTTGGGCTCTCTCTGGGCCTACTGGCGACACGAGAAACGTTATCTGACACAAGGACTCAGCTCGATGAACAAAAGACCGCTGTGGCGGCTCTCAGGGACGCACAGGCCCGTACAGCGGCCCGTGTCCTCCAAGTGCAGCGAGTCTCTAACCAGACCCGCGACAGTGTCAAGGCCGCTTGGGATTCGCACCCTTCTTCCCGCGACGCTTCTGTGCCTGCTGACGTTGCTCAGCGGCTGTGTGAGCGGCTCTCCTGTACTCCCTAACCCTTACGTACCATGCTATCATCCGCGTGTCTCCGTAGCTACTATGGAAGGTCTTACACAAGGCCTCCTTGACTACGCTGACTCCGTGGACTTGTGCAACGCCTTGAATGGGCACTCGGAACCGAAGCCTTCTAACCAAGACTCAGAACCGTAGTGCGTGAAACCCAAATCTGATATCCTTATGCGAGAGGTCACCTAGGACGAAAACTGTGCGGCTGTCCCCATAGGGGCTCGGCCTGCACCTCGGCAGCGGCCCGTCCTAGATGCTGCGTGTATGTCCATGTGCCTTCCTCCTGACCTGTTCGATGTGCCTAGTACATCACGAGATTCTAGGCCGTGTCAATACCGTTCGTCGCGGCATGAGTTCATCGCGAGTAGCATACAATGCACAGCGTGTCAAGATAGGGCTGGAAGCTCCTGAGAGCGCGTATGAGACGAGCTATAGCATGGGCCTAGCGTTGGTATGGAATGAGCCGGGAAACGTCTCAGGCGTGATAGAGGCTCTAAACAGCACCTAAGCAGTCATGTCGATGGGCTGGAAGCGAGCAAGCACGGGGGCTACCTGTCTTGTTCACACGTTTGGATTAATTGCCGCCCTCTAGGTAAGAGAACAGGATTCACACTGCCATAGGCCGGACAGAGGATAAGCCAATCTGTCTAACGCAGAATCACCAGCACCAAAGATCCAGACCAAGACACAGACCGGATGATAGGACCAGACAATCAGGACCATGAGGACAGGACATACCATCAGGACAATAGGACCATGAGACATCCAGACCATAAGCACACAGGTTAATGACCACGTATGTATGAGTACAATGATCCGCTCGACACAGTCAATAGAGAACACAGACAATATCTATAGACAAACATGTTGACAGCAGAACACATACGTATAGAATGATCGGCATACCAAGCAACAACGCAACACGGTAAGCAACACAGTGACAAGATACAGGTTGACAGCTACTCTCAGCTCTGTATGATGGGAACCAAGCAACACGAACAACGCTCTTTAACAACTCAGCGCTTCAGTCAGCTAGCCTACTAGCCTCGACAATCTTCTACTCTGTCTACTAACCGAGACACTAGAGCAGGACACGATAGAGAATCTAGGGTAGTGAGATAAGACCGTAAGGCACTCACTCACAAGGCGGAAACAAACGGTTGACACAAGCGCAGGGTTGTGTAGAATGTGCAGCAAGATGTAAGGAACCTGAGCAGATGTTATGAGTAGGGTTCATCAAGCCTCACGAGATAGTAAGTTGTGGTTACTGAGCAACTGAGATCACTAAACGTAAGGCTTGACAGATCCAACGAACACTGTAGAATGTGCAACACCAACGGCGAGATAGGCCGACTGGGACTGAGTGATCTGGACGCAGATGCGTAAAGGGGATCAAGGAATCGACGACTACCTAGCAAGCTGGACTGAAGACTCTGCGTGAGTTAGTACGTGAAGCAAGCCTCCGAAACTGTACCGGAGCCACTGAGTGGATAAAATCAGCACCGTCACTTCCTAGGCGGATGAAGAATAGGAAGAGTTCACCAGCTCAGAATGGTGCTTAGTCGGCGCAAGCCCCTTTGAAGACTCGATAAGAGCAAGGACCTAGTGATAGGTTTCTGAGTGCCTCTCTCAACGTAAGCCCGACCAATAGGGATGCGAGAGATACTTGGAAAGCAACCACGAGTAACGACCATGAACCAGATTGGTATTGACGTTAAGACAACGGGTAAAGCTAAGATGATTGCGGCACTGGCTAAGCTTAAGACCACGTTGGAAGTAACAGACGGTGGCATGTACCACGAGGACAACAGCTACAGTGTTGTTCGGTTGGATACTGTCTGGACTGAGGAACAAGTTGATGAATGGTGCTGCCGTGTTAAGGCAGGCGACGGTTACATTGGCACATTCAAACTCTTGTGAGGAACTGACATGAGCAAGGTAGCTAAGCAGGCTGCACGGCACTTCAAGAAAGTAGCTGAGCTTCAAGCTGTTAAGGGACCGGAAGCTGTAGGTGCAAGGGCTGAACTCCGCAAGATGCGCGAGGTGTACTACAGCACTGACGAATACTATCCATCGGCTGGTGCAGCATGGCAGCCTGATGGGAGCCGCCAAGCAAGGGGCTCACAAGGCAGAGCTAAGAAGCTTCTGTCTGGACATAATGCTAAAGCCAAGCAAGGCTTGAACATCGGACGGCGCTAAGCGCAATCCGCTCACTCTTTACCCAACTTCATAAGCGAGACACGAACATGACTACTAACACTCCTGCTGTTGACTTCGTTGCAACCCTGAAACTGACTGTCGGCGCTGCTGATCTGGATAAGAGCATTGCCAGCATCAAGAACCGTGGTGAAAAGCTGGACGCTGATATCCAACTGACTGGCTTGTCTTGCCTGCATCACTTGCAACTGCACGGTGACATCGGCTTCGTCAACCGGCTGTTCCTTGCACTGCCTAAAGGTGCCCGTAAGAATGCCTTTGCTGAGTGGGCTCTGGCCTACGGTCGACTGGTTATCAACACTGGTGCCGGTGCCAAGGAAATGCCTTTCCTGTACAACAAGGACAAAGTCACTAACCTGACTGACGCCAACCTGAACGCTTGGTATACCTTCAAGCCTGAGCCTTCGCTGCTGGAAGCCTTTGACTTGCAAGCCGAGGTCGCCAAGATCATCAAGCGCATGCAGTCCGAGCAGAAGAAGAACCCGAACCTTCAGATCAAGCACAGCGAACTGCTGATTGGCTTGGTACAGATTGCTGACGGTGTTGGCGTGACTGCTGCCCCTGCTGTTGAAACTCCTGCACCAACTGAGGTCTAACATCTGCCGCCCGGTGTAACAGCCGGGCATGAGGTGCGCCATGTATAACGGTCATAAGAACTGGACTTACTGGAACGTTTCCCTCTGGATCAACAATGACGAGCCGACGTACCGCATGGCTCTGTCTGCTGTCAAGCATTACGCAATCCGAAAGGATGCGGCACAGTTCATCAAGGACAGCCTACCTGCGACCACGCCGGACGGTGCTGTCTACACAATCGACAACATCAAGGCGGCGATAGCCGACATGTGAGGTTCATCATGGCACGTAAGAAGTTCGCCGAGATACTTAACTGCGAGACTGGCCGCACTGCCAAGCTCTACTACAACTCCGACCTTGCTGAGTACGACGTAGTGTTCTACCTCGGCACCGTAAAGCAGGAAGACGCAACGTACTTCACGAACGACCGTCTTGATGCGCTTGGCACCGCCGACCACTGGACGGCGCAACGCACTGACTCCGCACCTAACTGAACAAGTGAGACACGAAATGCAAGTAATGCCCGCACCGCCTGAAGGTATCAAACCGCCTGTGTACAAGACTGGCGATATCGTCCGTGTGTTCCGTGACCCTCAGCAGCACGGCGTGAAGTTCGGCGCCTTGATGATGGTGGCTCGCTCTGGCCTGCTGCCTTTCGAGGGCTATGCAGAAGAGGTGGATCTGGTTCCTCTGTCTGATTCAAAGGGCGCGTCTGACGAGCCCGGCCCTATCGAAGACGGCTGGACTCAACACGGGCAGTCAGTTGACGTGCGGTATGTCAAGCTGGCAAAGCAGGCGATGTTGACAGAAGAGGCGATCCGCCTTGTCCGCATGGGCAACCTGCCGAAGAGCAGCAACAGGACTCCATTGGCCAACCGCATGCGCCTTGTGTATGCCTACAGCGCCCGGAGAGCCTGATGGACAACCTCCTGCTGGTAGTTGATACCGTACAAAGCATTGGCTGGGCTCTCGTCCCTATGGCCCTTGTGGCCACCTTGCTGCAAGGCTCCAACCTGATCCGCTCTGTGTATTTGCACACGGAAGCGCAAACTGACGTACTCAAGAAGGATAACGGACTATGAAATTCATGACCCTCGCTGCGCTCATGCTGGTGCTGACTGGCTGCATGTACAGCCCGGTACAGATCGACGTGTATGTCCCAACTGAGGCTACGCTGACTGACAGCACCGTGACTCTGGACACCAGCAAATCGGCGCAGCGCTTTTATGCCGAAAGCTTCAAGGTCCTGCCTGAGTGAGCTGGTCCGCTAGCCTTCTGGTCTGGACTCTGATCCTGCTGGCCTGCGTAATCATCAGCCGATTCATAGGGTGACGCGCTCACTCTCGGCCTAAAGGAGCCCACGGGACGTGCGACGAATCTAGGCGTGAGCCTAATCTAGATAATGCAGATGGATGGTGCCTCGGCGTCACGAGTTGACTCGACCGAGGCGATCATCAGTGTGTATTAACCAAACCAAGGATGTACTGTGATTAATCGACTGCGCTCCAACCTTCCGTACTATGGTTCCCGTCTGGTCTGTGCCTTCACTCAAGCACTCGGCAAGTACGCCGAAGGCAATCATGTCCGTGTTGTACCTGTGTCACGCCACGATCTGGCCCCTCAGAGCTTGACTGAGCTGCTTGCTGACCGTGCCAATGGCATTCTGTACGTCAGCTCCCAAGACAGCGAGAGCAGCATCTACGGCGTCTCTGGCAACGTCGTGTTCCGTGCCTTCCACGATGCTGGGCATATGGAGTACAACCGGACGTTCCAGCATGAGGACGAGGTGATTCTCGGCAACCGCCAATGGCTGGACATCAAGGACTACATCCCTGCCGAAGACCTGCGGGAATGCCAGCACCTGTACCACGCTGACACCGTAGGCATGGCGCACTATGCTGACCTGACTGGCGGCAAGTTCCCGACTGACCAAACTGACTTCGTTCTGTACGTGGCTTCCCGCGTAGCGACCGGCACTATCTCTATGCGTGACGCCGTTGGCGACTACGTAAACAAGGAATATGAACGTGCTCACAAATAACGGCGGGCGTGCCGCTACCTCCAACAAACTGTGCGTCCATAGCACAACCCGCGAAGTGCGGGCAATGATCCTTGCTCGTGAAGAGCGGGACAAAGAACGTCGTAAGGCATACCGTCGCACGACTCCACAACATCAGAAAGCGGGGCCAGTATCGTGGGTGCAGTTCTAACTGAGCAACTACAACGGCGCTTGCGCATGGCCCGCCTGTGCATGCAGTACCCTGCTGGCTCTGAGTTGCCCGTGTCTGCCCATGAGTGCGGGCACGACGCTTTCATGGAAGCTTGGCACAACACCGACTGGGAACAGCGCGCCGAGTGTGTTGGCGTTCACTGCGCTGACGACCGCCCGCTGTACAACCAGATCCTTGACACCGAAGGCTTTGACCATACTACTGGCTGCGATACCGCATTCAGTGACCACCACGCTGGCGCCATGATCTGCGCTGGCTTTGCTATTATGGAGATTGACCATGAGTATTGATTCCCGCTACATCCAACGCGGCGTTGCTGTAATGGTACAGATTGGTGAAGAAAGCCTGTTCGCTGATGGTCGTCCGAGTAAGAAGGGTACGCCCCGGTGGCGCTGCGGCATCATCGTGGACTTTGCAACCAACGGGCATGCCTATGGGCACCTGATTACCGTGGACATCGCACCGTCTCAAGAAGCGGGTATCACCAACATCAAGCGGTACTCCAACAAGGACCGTATCCGACTGGCCACCATCGACGAGGCGCAAGCATTCGCTGAGCGCCGCACAACTGCCTCACTCTTGAACCAAACCCGCGTAGGAGACACGCAAGCCGTGAATGATAAAGCCCCAACCGTCCGCCGCTGCCGCCTGTACAACGAAGACATGTCGCCGGTCGAGCTGCATGACAACGTCGTCGACGCCATCCTTGGGCATCCTGCCATCGCCAAGCAGGTGAACTCCCTGTTCCGTGACAGCAGCAATACACTGGTGAGCAAACATCAGGCGGTGCTGTACAAAGCTGAGCTGCTGGAGAAAGCCAACGCCAAGCTGGCCGAAGACCTGCAACTGTCGCAGACCAGCCTGAAGTCCTGCGACACTGAGCGCCGTGCCTTGCTGGTACAGAAGGACGAGTTGCAGAAGGCGTACAACGGGATCAACAGTGATCTTAGCGCGGCGAAGGGCGAGTTAAGCCGCAAGGGCAAGCCCGCCACAATGAATAACCTGCTGGCTCACGTAGGCAAGGAGCGCGGCTTCGTGCTCTGGAACCCGGCGTCCAAGATCCCACCGCGTGAGGTGTACCCGTCACTGGACATGGCCGAGACGGTCCAGAAGTCCATGTGTGAACGCTACCCGAACAACCTGTTCCACATCATGCCAATCGGTCCCGGCGCCATGATGAAGACCGTGAGCCAACTTGTCTCGGCCTAACGTTGGCACCATCGGGCACCTAGTTGGGTGCCCACTCTCGCTCTTCCCAATTGATCTACCTACTGAGATTTCTATGACTGCTCGCACTTCGCTGACACTGAACGACAAACGTAATGCACTGACTCGCTCCACTCTGTCTGACCTGACTGTGATCGGCCTGCTGGCACGGGCACCGGGGCTGGATCTGTTGGCGCACGGCGAACATGAGCAGAAGGAATACGGCACCGCCAAGCTTGACGCATCCAACAACGTGCGTGACTTGATGGTTGACGGCTACAGCATTGACCGCATCGAAACCACCACCGACGGCATCGGTATTGCGCACGTCAGCAAGGTCGTGGGCATGAACTACCCAACCTCACGCCGGTACTTCGGTCAGTAAACTCCGCCTGTGCCTTCCATGAGGGCACAGACTGGGCATCCTGCCTACCCAACCTTCTCTTACCAAGAGGCTACACCATGACTACCCAACGCACCGCAGTGATCGTAACCGACGCCAAAGAAGTTAAACTGGTCGCTACCTTCAACGCACTGGTCGACAAGCTTACCGCTGCTGGCATTGCCATCGACACCTACATCACTGCCCGCACCGCTGAAGAGCTGGCATCGAACATCGAAGTCGGCCAAGACGTGAGCTTCCTGTTTGGCCGCGCCGCTGGTCGTGTGACCGAGACTGGCACCGTTGCTGCCGTCGTCGAGACGCCTGCTGGCAAGCTGCTGAAGGTGATCGTGGACTCCGGCCTGCCTACCATGCGCATCCGTGACGTTCGCTTGAAGGACGCCACCGTGGCAGCCCCTGCGGACGTCTGCAAGGGCGCCGAGTGTACAGCAGTAGTCGGTACTGACGAGCACAGCGCAGCTTGCCAAGCTGAGCACTCCGCAGTGGTAGACGCCACTGCTGACCTTGACGCAGCACTGGACACCGGCGCTGTTGACGTTGACGCACTGATCGCCAATCTGTAATGGATTCGGCCATGCTGCTTGACCAGAAGCTGGCGTGTCCGCACGCTAGCCAACTGCATCCCGACATCGTCGGTCATGTGGAAACGCTGAAGCGCTTGGCTACTGCGATGCACGAGTTCGGTGGCCATCACCTGTACTCGTGCCTGTCGTGGGCTGAAGACAAGTCCGGCCTAGCTGCCCTTGACGTGCTCACGAAGCATGGCGAAGGCATCTACAGCTTCCCCTTCCTGCACCCTGATTACTGCGCACAGCTCCGCGAACAAGCGGACAGCATGCGGTTCAAGGTGAACGACGCAGAAACCCCGGAGACACAGATCCCGGAAATCTTCCTGCGTGAGCGCCTGCCTGTCCTGTATGCCAGCCTGCGTACACTCTTCAGCCAGTTGGTTATCCCGCTGTCTGAGGTTGTGTTCCGCATGAAGCCGGCGACATTGGACAGCGTGCAGTTCGCTCGCTACACACCGGAGAACACCGCACATGGGCACTGGCACACCGACGAGGACAGTGAGGTCACCGCAGTCGTCGCACTATCATCTGACCATGAGGGCGGTGGCACATCCGCAGCCCCACCCGGTTTGGGGCGACCCGTGTTCGTGCCGACGCTGCCTGTCGGGCACGCCATGTTCTTCCTCGGTCGTACTACCCAACACAGAGGCGAGCGCGTAACCGCTGGCAAACGTGACCTTCTAGTATTTTGGAGCAACACATGAATGCAATTGCTTTGGCTCAACTGGGCAAGTGGGCGGCGATCTGCGGTAGCGCCGTGTACATCGTGGACATACTGGTTACTGCCAAGGTGATCTGATGCGGCTACCTGCCACACGGGAAACGCTGGTGCGGTTGCGCACTGGCGGACACGGGAACGTTGCGTGCTGCCATGACATCGACACGGCGCATGCGATGATCGTTCGCAATGACTGGATTGGTAGCATCACACCAAGCCGGGACTTCAAGCGTGAGTGGACGTTGTGCGTTAAGCCGCCGACGCACCGCATCACAAGTAAGGGCAACATCAAGAAGGCGCACTGATGGAATGGCATAGCGCGGCAATGGCCCTGCCTGTAGGCGGGAGCAAGAAGATTGCACACGACTGCGGGCCGGGGCTATGCCTCGTTGTGTTCCATAATGAGACGGTGTACAGCGCGTACTGTCACCGATGCGGGAAACTCCCGCCACTATTCAAAGCGTTGCCGACCCTCGAAGAGAGAGCAGCGAAGGCAGCGCAAGCGAAATCCGCTGACCAAGCCGTGGAGGCTGACCGGCGACCACCGCAGCCTGCGGTTTACGACTTGGCCTTGTGGCCAAAGGAGGCACGACTATGGTTATACAAGGCTGGATTGTCGCACCAAGAAATACAGACAGGGGGCTTCTACTACCACGAAGCGACGCGGAGGGTGGTGATTCCCGTCGTTATGCGTGGGTCACTAGTGTACTGGCAAGCACGCCAAATATTTACGTCCACTGGTGCGAAGTACCTTTCGATGCCGGGCGGCAGGCAAAGCTGCGTGCCTGTGTTTGGGACTGGGCAAGGGATTGTGCTGGTCGAGGATTTACTGTCTGCGTACAAGATACAGACGGCAGGGTTTCGTGCCTTGTGCTTAATGGGAACCTCGTTGCTACCCAAGATATGGGAGTATTTACTTAATGAACATGAGATTAGCGTGTGGCTTGATCCCGACGCCGCAGGTCGCAGTGCGGCGCAAGACGTTCGTGCCAAGCTCGCCTTGGTTGGCAAAGTCGTACGGCAGATTAACACTGCGAGCGATCCTAAGTTTCAGTCGAAAGCAAGTATCAGGGAAATGCTATCTATCCCATTTGAATACGGCGATATCGGCAGAGGTTCGGAAACACGAGCAAGCTACGATGCAGCCGCATCTGCGGCCCGGATCGACGCGGCCTTCGACGCTAGCCAGAATCACTAAGCTCCAGCGGTATGCCCGCATGGCGCGACTCGGTCACTCTCGACCCAATAACGCATAGGAGGCACACGTTGTCTTTAGATATCACGCTGTTGCAAATGATGAAACATCGGAAGAAGTTTCAGAAGCTGGTCCGTGTAGTCGAGAGCCGTGCGCTATCTCAGCAAACGGCCATCGTCATTAATGACTACAAGAAGTACTTCGCTGATGTGCCGGACTGCGCGATCATCCCTGTTGGTGGGGAGTTCTCTACGTGGTTCACGATGGTTGCACACCCGAAGCTGTCACCAGAACAAGCGGCGATCTATGCGCAGATGTTCAAGCAGATTGCCCGTGAACCGGACGAGCTGGCTGAGCAGATGCTCATGGGTCGGTTGCTCGAAACGAACTTGGCTCAGGCTATTTCTGACGCGATGGAGCAGTTCCAACGCGGCGAAGAGATTGACTTTAACAAGCGGGTCCGCGACCTGCTGGGGAACTACGACAATGACGTGCAGCGAAAGGTCAACTTGCCGTGGGTGCCAGTTGACGAAAGCCTGTTCGACGAAGACCTGCGCAACGACGGATTCCAGTGGCGCTGGGAATGTTTGCAGACCACCTGCCGGCCTCTTCGCGGTGGGGACTTCGTTATCCTTGCCGGACGCCCGGACAAGGGCAAGACAACAGCGCTTACTGACCTCTGCACTGACTGGGCTGCCCAGCTCGATGCTGTGTACCACGACAAGCCAGAGAAGCGACGCATCATCTGGCTCAATAACGAGGGACCGGGTAAGCGCATTCTTAAACGAATCGTACAGTCCGCGTTTGGCTGCAAAACTTCTGAACTCGTGGCCAAGCAAGCTGCTGGAACCTTGTGGACTGATTACGAGGCCGTCATTAAGGGGCACCGCACTACCATCAGCGTAGTGGACATCCACGGCTTCAAGTCGTGGCAGGTGGAAGAAATCTTCAAGAACTTCCCACCGGGTTTGGTGGTATTCGACATGATTGACAACGTGAAATTCGACGGTGAGATTGGCAATGGCGGGCAGCGCACGGACCAGATACTTGAGACTATGTATCAGTGGGGCCGCGACTTGGCTGTACGTTTCGACTGTCCGATCATCGCCACCAGTCAGATCAGCGCTGACGGGGATGGGGAATGCTTCCCGACACTGCCAATGCTCAAGGATTCTAAGACCGGCAAGCAAGGCGCAGCAGATCTTATTATCACCATCGGTACGTCCAACGACCCGAGCCTTGAGGCGATGCGCTTCATCGGCACGACTAAAAACAAACTGCGTCTTGAGGGACGCCCGCAAACGCCGCGTGCTCAGATGATGATGGACGCGACAGGAGGAAGGTATGTCTCAGCGTAAGGTCACACTGACCAACAACGACGGCAAGCGTGGGCTGTTTGGCACAGACAACGGCTGCGGGCCGGGTCACAGCTACGGAGGCGTGTACCGCTCATACACAGGTGAGTGGGTGGCCCACGGGTTCCATCAAACAACATGGACTGAGGACAGCGCAGTAAACTTGGGCCGGTTCCGCAAACGCCGGCACGCTAAGAAGGCGCTGCGTAAGTTCTTGGAGCGCAAATGACATTCGCCACACTCGATCTTGAAACGACAATCAAGCAGAGCTTCAAGCGCAAGGCCAACGCATTCGATCCAGAGAACTGGACTGTGTGGGTTGGCTCTGCGGTGGGCAACGGTGCGGTCGAGACGACTCGCTATCAGTCCAAGGAAGAGTCCAAGGGTTGGTTCGCCAAGTGGTTGCAAGAGCGCCCAACCGTCAAGGTGATCGTTGGGTTCAACATCAAGTTCGACATCCTGCATGCCATTGCACAGGACGACGTGAGCTACGCTGTCTACAAGAAGTGGATCGCTGACGGCGGGCAACTGTGGGACGTGCAGCTTGCGGAGTACCTGCTGCGTGGGATGGAGCAGAGCAGCCAGATGCTGTCGCTGGACGAGGTGGCCCCGAAGTATGGTGGCGTGCTGAAGCCGGACCAAGTCAAGGAAATGTGGGCTGCGGGTATCTGCACCAAAGACATCCCTGACGACATCATGCTGGAGTACCTGCCGGGCGACATCACGAACACCCGCAAGGCGTTCCTTGGGCAGATCGTAGCAGCCAAGGGCGTAGGGCAGCAGCGCAGCATCATGCTGAACAACGGCGCCTTGGTCTACACCATTGAGGCCGAGAAGAACGGCATGATGGTGGACAAGGAGCTGGGGTTCAAGCTGGCCGGTGAGCTGGAGGATCAGCTTGCGCAGTTGCTGACTGAGCTTGAAGGGCACTTGCCTGCGGACCTGCCGTTCGTTTTCAACTGGGGCAGCCGTGACCAACTGTCAGCGCTGATCTTCGGCGGCGACATTAACTACGATGTGCGGGCACCGTTGTTCGACGAGCAGTTGAACCCTGTGTACTTCCAACTTAAAGAGCAGCACTATCTCTGTGCTGACGGGAGCACAATCTCATGCGACAAGTACAACAACCTATTACTGAGCAACAGCTCAGAGCTACCCGTCTTGCTCTACAGCATGACAGGCAAGAACGCCGGGGAGCCGAAGACCAAGCAGATGACCGTACCGGACATCGAGCGCGGCCAGAAGACGAGGATCGAAACTCGCACGTACTCTTTCAGCGGCGTAACCAAACCACGTGAGCAATGGAAGACTGCGAAGAAAGGTGTCTATCAGACTAGCGCAGCAGTTATCACAGCGCTTGGCAACCAAGGCATTCCTTTCTTGGAAGCTCTCGCCATGCGGGCCAAGGTGGACAAGGATCTAGGCACGTACTTCATCCGTGACGACAAGCAGGGCAACCCGACGGGCATGCTCACGCTGATCCAACTGGATGGTCTGATCCATCACATGATTAACATGACGAGCACGGTCACTGGCCGCTTCAGCTCGTCCAACCCCAACATGCAGAACATCCCGAAGGGCGACAAGTCGAAGATCAAGCAGGTCTTCATCAGTCGCTTTGGCCCGGACGGCAAGATGATCCAGTCGGACTTCACGGCACTGGAGATTTACGTCCAAGCCATCATCACGAAGTGCAGGCAGTTGATCCTCGACCTGATTGCTGGTCTGGATATGCACGTCAGTCGTGTTGCTTCGACGATGGGCATTACCTACGAAGAGGCGTTCCAGAAATGCAAAGTGGACGAGATACCCGAATGGGTAACGAAGCGTTCCAAGGCAAAGAACTTCTCGTTTCAGCGTGCGTATGGTGCGGGCGCTCAAGCCATCAGCGACAGTACCGGCATACCATTGGAGGAAGTCAAGCTTCTTATCGAGGCGGAGGCTATGCGTTACCCAGAAGTGGAAACCTTCTATGCAGATCTTATCCTCCAAATCACTGCTTCGAAATCTGGATGTCGGAAGGTTTTGCCACACCCGGACTTCCCCGCCAAGCAAGTGCCGTTGGGCATTGGTTACTACAGAACCCCGGATGGGAAACTCTACTCGTATCAGGAGCAGTGTGCGCCGAAGTTCGTAGTGGAGCGGCAGGGGATTTTCAGCTCGTTTTCGCCAACCGAAGCCAAGAACTACATCGTTCAGGGATCGGGTGCCGAGTGGGCGAAGGCCGCTTGCTGGATGATGGTGCGGGAGTTCTACCGTCGGGACAACTGGGGTCAACTGGCTCTGATTGTCAACCAAGTACACGATGCCTGCTATGCAGATGCTCACGGCTCGGTGGCGATAGAGGCAGCTTCAGTCATACACGCTTGCATGGAGCTGGCGACTGATCTAATGGAGGTGTACTTCAACTGGGAATGCCCTGTCAAGGTGCCGAGTGAGACTACCTACGGGTACAACATGAGTATCGAGGACAAGGTGCCAAACGTCAAAGCTCTGTCTGATGCGATCAAGCCCGAGCTGTACGACCGCTACATCAAGCAATACGAAACCCAAGGCGTCCAGAAGGCCGCTTAACCAACGTGAGAGATAACACTATGAACATGCCAGCATTCGACATCAACGCAGCCGTAGCAGCAGCAGCGGCCATCGCACCAGACATGAACGTTGCCAAGACTGGCGGCGGTGGCGGTGAATACGTCCCACCAGCAGCAGGCCCGTGCATCGTCACCCTCGTCGGCTACATCGAGAAGGGCATCCAGCACGTCCCGGCCAGCAAGTTCGACCCAATCAAGTTCCCTGCCAAGGACGTGAAGCTGGTTGACCTGATCTTCGAAATCAGCGGCAAGGGCCACGAGGCCAAGGAACACGAAGGCAAGTTCTACCCGGAGCGCCTGACCGTCGAGGTTCCGCACAGCCTGAACGAGAAGGCGTGGTTCTACAAAATCTTCAAGGCGCTGAACTACGACAAGAGCGCAACGCACATGGCGCAGTTGCTGGGCAAGCACTTCATCAGCCGCATCGAGCATAGTGTACCGAAGAAGGAAGGCGACCGCGTGTACGCTTCCCTGAAGCAGAAGCAGAACGGCTATGTGTTCAACGCCCCAGTGGTCGAGAACCCAGCGACAGGCGAGAGCATGGCGATTCCGAAGCCTGTTGTTCACAGCGCCTTCCGCCTGTTCCTGTGGGACGTACCGAGCAAGGAAATGTGGGACTCGCTGTACATCGACGGCACCTACCCGGCCAAGATCGACGAGAAGACCAAGGCCGTGATCTACCCGGAGCGTTCCAAGAACGTGATCCAGCAGAAGATCCTGCAAGCCGTGAACTTCGCCGGCTCCCCGCTGGCTGACATCATCGGTGAGGACGCTCTGCTGGAGCTGCCCGAAACCGACGCCGCCGAGCTGGCCGCGTCTACCGCAGAAGTCGTTGCTGACCTCACTGCGGCGGCACAGCCGGACGAGCAAGCACAGGCTGATGCACTAGCAGAGCTGGTGGCGTAAGTGGAAGCCCCCGGCGACTGGATGGCAGCGGCCATCGCAAGCGCCGCAGATCAAGCCCCGATGCCAATGACGTTGATTCCTGACGTGGTGCCGGGGCGCGTGCTGCAAGTCGATGGTGACTACCTCGCTTACTTCATGGCGGGTAATGATGACACCACCATCGACACGGCACGGGCTAATGCTCTGCGGAGAATCCTCAACTTCAAAGAAATGGCGGGCGCTGAGAAATGCTTCTTGCATCTAACTGGCATGGCTTCCAACAAAGCGGAGCGGTATCTGATCGCTTCCGTGAAGCCGTATCAGGGCAAGCGCTCCGGCAACAAGCCCAAGAACTGGGAGGCACTGCGCGATTGGCTGGAGTCCTACGACGGGCCGCACTTCAAGCCCTACATTTGGGGCGACCGAGAAGCGGACGACGGCATGGCGCTGTTGCAGTACACGTATCACACGAAGGGTACGCCGGAGCTGATCGTGTCCTGTACACGGGACAAGGACATGAGGCAGTACGGCGGGTTGCACCTAGGCTGGATGGATTACATGCTGGTCACGGTAGACTGGCAATCCTATTCCCACGTGGACCACGACGGCCTGCTGTATGGGCATGCATGGCTCTGGCAGCAGTCCTTGCAGGGGGATTCAGTGGACGACATTCCGGGCCTTCCGCAGTATTTGAAGGACAACGGGAAATACGGTCTGATGGGAGAGAAGACCGCGATCAAGTTCCTAGAAGCCGCGACGTCCGACGAGGAAGCTTTCCAAGTGGTGTCGAAGCTCTACGGCGCGAAGTACCTCGGGATGTGGGGAGAAATGTTGGCTGAGCAGCTCATGCTGCTGTGGCTGCGTCGTGACCCTGCTGCCTCCCCTATGAACTTCCTTGCGCATCTGCGCTTGGACCAAACCACTGACAACTTCAAAGATCTGTACGTGGGGGCACAGACAATCTGCGCCCGTATCCGTGCGGCTAAGGAGCAGGTGCTACACATTGAAGCTAAAAACCGCGCAAATTGCGCCAGTGAGACAGCAGCTCTTAGCTAAGCAGGGGCGCCTGTGTGCCGTGTGTCAGATGACGATAGCCCGAGACAACGACGTCTTGGACCATTGCCACAAACACGGCGCACTGCGCGGCGTTCTGCACCGTAGTTGCAACAGCTTACTGGGTGTCCTCGAAAACAACCGAGCGCGTTACGGCTTGGGCGATGACACTCAGTTCGCTGCCTTCCTCCAAGGGGCCGGCGCCTACATCGAGCGCCACAAGCTCCCGCAAACTCGCTACCTACACCCTACGTTCCTGACGGAAGAAGAGAAGCGCTTGAAGCGCAACGCTACTGCCCGTAAGAAGCGCGCTACATCCTCCCCGAAATCGACAAAGGCTACTGTTTAATGCGCGGCTCCCTAATGCGACTGTTCACCAAGACCCAACACGTAGAAATCCTTGCTGCCAACGAGTGTAACGTTGCGGCAGCGAAAGCCTACAGCAAGAAGGGCAAGACTGCGGTGACCCGACAGAACGTCAAGTACTGGCGTCAACTGTTCATCGACAACGACGGCAACATGGCGAAGACGGATCGCCAACTGAAGGAGGACCGCCAACTGGATCAGCAGATCCCGCTGACCTTCGACGCACGCTTCAACCCGGATCAAGTGTACAAGTGCATCCTGCATATCCCGGACCAGCACGCCCCGTACCAGCATCCTGATGCGCTCAAGTTCCTTGAAGCGGTCAAGCGGAAGTTCCCGATTGACCTGACCGTGAACGCCGGTGACGAGCTGGACTTCCACGCCATGAGCTTCCACGACAGTGACCCGAATCTGGACAGCGCGGGCCGCGAGCTGGAGCAGGGTAAGAAGTGGCTGCACAAGCTGGCCAAGGTGTTCCCGGAGCAACTGATCTGCGACTCCAACCACGGCAGCATGACGTTCCGCCGCGCCAAGGCTCACGGCCTACCGGTGCAACTGATCCGCACGTACCGCGATGTCGTGTTCCCGCATGGCGGCGGTGATGGCTGGAGCTGGGCAGAGAGCTGGCGCGTCAAGACCCCGATGGGCGACGTACTGTTCAAGCACCAAGCGTCCGGCGCCATCCTGATCGACGCTGCACACAACGCATGCAACCTTGTCGTTGGGCATCACCACGGGAACTTCAGCGTGGAATACACCGCATCGTCTGCGCATCTGTACTGGGGCGTGTACGGCGGCTGCCTTATCGACAAAGACGCTTATGCGTTTGCATACGGTAAGCACTCCCTGCGTAAGCCGGTGCTGGGCTGCACAATCATCATTGACGGTCGGCCTACGCTGATCCCGATGGTACTGAACCGTAAGGGCCGTTGGAATGGGAGCTTGTAATGGGCCGCATTGAAGTAGTTTACACGCACGCAGTTGTAACCGGCCTTGTTGGCGAGACGCGGTGGATGGATTCAGAGGGATACCTGTACGAGAGCGAGACTGGAGGGCACTGGACTGGCTCTGGTTATCGACAACTGTCCGAAGGTAGCACGCTGTACAAGAAGCTGTCCGGGAACGCTACCGTAGAGGTGGTACAGCGGCCCCTCACTCTCGACCCAATTAAGCCTGCCCAACCCGCGACCACGTATGCCGACGGGAACCCGAAGGCTATCCAAGGCGCCAAGAAGTACAGCCTACGTCTGCTCCCACTGCCTGCCGCCATCGTGGTGAATCAGGCGCTGGAGGACGGTGTGGCGAAGTACGGCGCGGCGAACTGGCGTGAGACTGGCGTGGCAGCGTCGGTCTACATCGACGCCTGCGAGCGGCACATCAAGCAGTGGTACGACGGCAGCCAAGAGCTGGCGTTGGACTCCCTGATCCACAACCTTGGGCATGCGATGGCGTGCCTAGCAATCATTGTCGATGCACAGCATAACGGGAAGTTGATTGACGACCGCCCGATGCCGTGCAAGGACACTGACTCCCTTCTTCTTCGTAAGGTAACTGCATGAAATCGACGTACTCGCAACTGTCTGACCTGCTGAGCTGTGCCGTAGACACCGGGAACCGGGACTACGCCGACGAGGTGTACGCAACTGTGTTGGCTTCCAAGGAGCTGACCGAAGAACAGAAGGCGGAGCTGATCCGCGATTACAACGAAGCAGTCGAAGCGGGTGAAGTGTAATGGGCCTACCTGACCGCAAGATCTACGTGCAGAAGCCGAAAGAAACCCGACTGCTGAGCACCAAGGCCAACAAGGCTCTAGAGCTGCTGCCAGAGTCGGACTGGATCTACCAGACCAAGCACGACGGTTGCAGCATGATGATCCTCGTCGGCGTGAACATCGTTCGCATCTTCAGCCGGGAGGGCAAGGAATGCTTCAGCATGCCGCACGTTGCGGAGGCCATTAAGAACAGCTCCCCGCCGAACATGGTGTACTTCGCGGAAGCGTGGCACAGCAATACGCCGTTCGCTGAAGTCAGCGGTGAGTTCCGCCGTGGTGCTGCCAAGGCCGAAGGCTTCCTTGAGGCGTGGCTGTACGACAGCGTGACGTTGCAGGAATTCCGACTCGGTGTGAGCGAGCGTCCGTATACCGAGCGCTACAACGACTGCCGCTTGGTCGGTACTGGCAGCGAGGTTGTGAAGCTGGTCCCGTGCGCCGAGGCTGTATCGACGCTGGCTGAAATGGTCGAGCACATCCGCAAGACCTACGGCCTGCTGTACCAGTTGGACGGGTACATGAAGAAGCAGCGCAATGCTGGCTGGGTTGCGGGTGACGACAGCGAAGGGCGCACCCTGAAGCTGAAGGACAAGATCAGCGTTGACCTGAAGTGCGTTGGCTTCGTTGAAGGCAAGGGCAAGTTCGCTGGCATGGTTGGCGCACCGCTGGTGGAATGGCGCGGCGACGTGGTGCCAATCGGCGGCGGTAAGCTGACCAACGATGACCGGCGCAACCCGGAGCGCTTCGTGGGCAAGATCGTGGAAGTACACGCACTGACCATCACTCCTGACGGGCAGTTGCGCGAACCCGTGTACCAACGTGTACGGGATGACAAGACAGAACCCAGCGAGTAAGCATGAATCAGATTGAGCTTGAGCACGACATGGCGGACGGCGGGAGGCGCAAAGCGCTTGCCCGCTTCCGTGAGAACGAAGAGAAGGGCGCTGCGGACACTAACCCGTATGCCCAAGCTCTGTATCGCCGCTACATCCTGCCGTTGCGAGACGGCATCAAGCTCTATACGAACAAGCTCTCCCGTGGTGTAGCCGCCAAGAACAAGGGGCTGCTGAGAGAGCAAGACCCCTTGGCTCTGGCCTTCCTGACGATCCGTGGTTTGATGGACGTCTGCCTGACTGCTGAAGATGTCACCATGAGCCAAGGCGCCCTGACCCTAGGGCGCACGGTCTACGGTGAGACGCTGCTGAAGCACTTCCAAGGCGTCAACAGCGAGTTGTATTACACACTGGTGCAGGACTTTGAGCGCCGGATGACAAAGAGCGAGCGCCACAAGCTCGCAGTATTTACGGACAGTGCCCGGAAGGATGGCATTGTCCTGCCACATTGGGACCGTAAGGACAAAGCGGACGTTGGGCAGTTGCTCATTGGTCTGGCGTCCGACATGGGGTTCATCGACATCGTGCTTGTGCGGACTGGCGCCAAGAAGACCACGAACCATAT